ACAATGCATTTAAATCTGGATGGAACCCGTCAGAAGACTCTGAATACCTAAAGTGGAGAGAAGAACAGCTCGCCCTACAAGAAAGGAACTAAATGGCAATAACTAAAAAAGAAGCGGCCTCCTTTAAAACTAAGGGAGTGTCGCTAGAAGTTGAGATTGACGAAGAAACGGTGACGTCTGGTTTGCTTGATAAGCTTATCACCGCCTTGTCAGGATTCTTCACACAAGAAGCTGTTGATGATCTTGCTGAAGATGCTCAAGAGATTAAAGACTACATGGGGCCGGAGGCTGGTAGCTCAGGTTTTATGATGAGCAAGAGTTTGAATGACGAGCTTATGCAAGCTACGTTTATTGCTCTTGAGCCTGAAACCACAGACCTTCATGGAGATGTGTATTCTGCCACTGAAGTTCGTAAAGCCTGCCATAACTTCAACAGTTTTTGTGAGAAGGCTTATCTGGATCACGCTGTCGAGACAGAGGAAGTATCCATTGTTGAGTCTTACATTGCTCCTGCTGATCTTGAGATTAACGGGGAGCAAGTGAAGAAGGGAACATGGTTGGTAGTTATGCAAGCTAACACTCCTGAACTTTGGCAAGACATCAAATCCGGTAAATATAACGGAGTAAGTATTGCAGCATACGCAACGGTAGAGGAAGAAGTAAATGGCTAAAGCAAAACGCCGACTTTCTAATTTTGACTTCATGGGCAGGGGGTGTCACCTCTCTCTCGTGGGGCCGTCTCTTGGTGGGCCTGCTAATGGCCGCACTGTTTTAAAAATGGCAAGCCTCAACAAAGAGGTGGAAGAAGGAACCAACGTGGAAATGATTGAGAAATCTGCACATGATGCGCTTGTTCTGAAGGCTGTTGAGGAAGCTGTTGCCCCTGTGCAAAAAGCTCTCCAAGACGCTCAAGAACAAATTGAAGTGTTTAAGGCCGCACAAGTGGTGGCTGTAGAGAAATCCCGCAAGGAAGCTCTTGCTGCTGTTATGGGAACTGAAAACCCTGAGTTGGAAGCAGAGTTTGCAATTCTGAAAGGCTTGGATGAAGCAGCTTTCCAGATTGTTGTCAAGAGCAAGGCTGCTGCTGCCGAAGCGATTGAAAAGAGTGCCATGTTTAAAGAAATTGGTGTGGCAGGAGAAGCAGAAGTGCAGGAAGAATCCTCTGCTCTGAATATTAGCAACTTTATCCAAAAGAAAAAAGGAAAGTAAAATATGTCTAAGATTGGTACTCGTACTGCAAAGCCTAGTGCAGTGTTGGTTTATGAGCTGATGCCGGAATACGGCCACTGCCGCTCGGTTGATACCGTCACTGTGGAAGCTGGCATGGATGTTGGTTCTGTTGTGCAATTGTCTGGTGGTAAGTATGTTTGGGTGGCTGCTGCTGCTGTGGCAACACTGAATGCTGATGTGCGTATTGTTCTGGACCCGGCCATTGCTACTGCTACGGCTGGCGACGCCTCGCTTGTGACTCTTGGTATGCCTGCTAAGGGTGTTGCAGGTGTTGCTAAGGGCGGTCTTAAGTTTAAGGATGCACTCTCTGCTGGTCAGATTGCTACCGTTACGACTGCTCTGGCACTCAAGGGCATTAAAGTTATCACCTCCGTCTAATAAGGATTAAAATAAAAATGAGCATTATTCTTGATTTTGCAGACAGTTTTAAGACTACTGAATGGACCACCAGTATCAATGAGATGGAGTCTCAGTACGGCCTGATTAACGGCACAGGTCTTTTTGCTGGCTCTGGCACATCGGAAAAGGCTGTTGTTTTTGACAAGCTCACTTCCACCACCACTCTCCTCCCGCAAGTTGTCCGTGGCAGCAAGGGCATTACCACTGGTCACGAGCATGGTGTGGAAACCTTCTCCCTCCCTCTGGCTTATTTCAAGCACATGGACAACCTTACTGCGGAAGATATTTATCGCTGGCGCACTCCGGGCACTACCGACAAGGAAACTGTTGCTCGTGCTTCTGCTGAAAAGCTGCAAGATATTCGCTTCCTTGCAGACCAAATGCAAGAGTATATGAAGTGCCAAGCGCTGAAGGGTATCTTCAAGACCCCGGACCAAACTGTTGTTGCCAACATGTTTACGGAATTCGGTCAATCTCAGCAAACGGTTGATTTCGATCTTGACACTAACACGACTGATGTTAATGCGAAGATTATGGACCTGAAGCGTAAGGTTAAGGCTGGCCTGAAGACTTCTACTATGAACGGAATTGACGTTTATGTTGATGAAGACTTCTACGACGCGCTTGTTGGTCACGTGTCGATGAAGAGCTACTACCTTGTTGGGGATCAGGCTTCGCGTGTTTATCGTGAAGACACAGCTCGCTATACGGAATGGGGTGTGCAAGACTGGTTTGAGCACAAGGGTGTGCGTTTCATCTGCTACAACCCGACCTTCAACCTGCCGTCTGGCTCTACTGAAGACTTCTTGGCTTCCAAGACGGGTATCGCTGTTCCGCGTGGTGCTCGTGGCCTGTTCCGCAGTTACTTCGGCCCGAGCAACAAGCTTGGGGCTGTTGGTGAGCCGGGTCAAGAGTTGTATGTCCGTACTTACCTCGATCCGCGTGATGAGTATGTTGATTTCGAGCTTGAGATGGCTCCGCTGCACTTCTGTACGCAGCCCCTGTCTCTGGTTTCCCTGACTACGGGTTAATTGGAATATGGAGGGGCTTCGGCCCCTTCTATTATCTAGGTCTTCCCTAGAGGGCTTAGATAATAGAATAATGAAAAGGAAAGAATATGGCTGTAATTGACTTGACGACACCTATCGGTCGTATTCGTATGGCTGTTGGGGATTTCCTTGATGTGCCCTACCTTACTGATACTCAGTACCAAGATATGTTGGACTCCAACAATCAAAGTGAAAATGCTGTGATACAAATCTCAGCAGGGTACATTTTGATGATGCTTTCATTTAATACTCGCTGTAGGCTTGATCGAATTGAAACCTATGGTAATCAGGCTTTCGAGAATTATCTAAAGGCACTGAAAGAAACAATCCGCAACCCTGCTTATGGAACAGTGGTTCCCTATATTTATGCAGCCGGTGTGTATGTTGATGATGTTCTCTCAAACCAAGCAGATACTGAAGTTGTTCAGCGCAGGCTGCCTATCGGCGGAGAGAACGGGGAATACACAGCCCTAACAGATCCTTCTTACGAGACTTTCTGAGGCAGGTATGGCGATCCTAAACCAACTAGCCTTGATAGCATCTGACCTAATTAAGAAGGAAGGGCAGCCCGTCATTGTCAATTTCATTGGGCAGTCGGGAGTGTATGATCCAACGACAGGAAAGAACACTCCTGCTGCTACAGTGTCTATTACTTCTTATGCTGTGTTTCTCGATTACGCGCTTGAGTCTTACAGCCTAACTACGAGTAAGGGCACGCTCATAGAAAAGGACGATAAGGAAGTGTATCTCAAATGGGAGTCTACTTACCCTCGTAAGCCTTCCCCTACTGATTATATTGTAGATAAAGCCGGAGTAAAGTGGAGGATCGTCACAGTTAAGGAAGATAACCCTAGTGGCTCTTGTGTAATCAAATACACATTGCAAGTGAGGCGATAATGGAAGACTTTTCTTCTGACATTATGGCTTGGGCTTCTGAGACGCAAGACTGGATTGGGGAAACAATCTCCAATGAAGCAAGGGTGTTGTTCAGTACAGTTGTGAATCTTTCCCCAAGACAAGGCATTGCTCCTTATTCCACAGGGCACTTCATTCATAATTGGAAGATTGGCCCTACACCAACATACTCAGAATACTCGGGTACGGCAACCTCCTCACAGAAGATTGGGGAGATTAAGAATCTCATCTCTGATGATTACTTCTTTATTTACCCAAGCGTATTCTTCACTAATGCGACATCCTACGCAAACCAAGTTGAAATGGATGGGTGGGTAAGAACTGGTCCGTACTCTCCTGTGCAGAAAGCCTTTGGTGGTTTTGGTGCTCCAGTTACTAAAGCATTTGCTTCTATCATTTAAGGAGGGCTATGGCACAAGTAGAGATTAGAAATGCCCTAGAAACTAGGTTAGCTGCTTTTGCTACAGCAAAGAACATAAAAGTTCTATACGAGAATGATGCTTCTGAGCCAATCGCTGTCACACACCTTCGTCCTGCGATATTCCCTTCTCCTACGAAGAACCCCTCTATGGGAGCATATCACAGGCGCTACAACGGGATATTCAGGGTGCAGTGTTGGGTAGATAGCCTGAACAATGGTCCTGCTGATACAGAGGCTCTAGCGGAAGAATTGGTGGCTTGGTTTCCGAGGGGGTTAGAGTTAATCAAGAATGGTATTTCTGTACATATAGAAAATACACCGAGTCAGTCTGGTCTTTCACCAGAATCGAATCATTGTGTTGTCACTGTAGAAATGATTTACAGGGCAGATGTTGTTACAATTTAAACTAAAGGAAATCAAATGGCTTTTGCTTCTGGTGTATCGAAAACAGTGGCTATTGCAGAAGAGGCAACGTGGGGTGTAAAACCTGCTGCCAACACTGCCGCATATATGCGCCGCGTGTCTTGCACGCTAAATCTTTCTCGTGATCAATTCCAGTCTGCTGAAATCACTACTACTGCACAAACTGCCTCTGTTCGTTCTGGCACCGACAATGTAGAAGGCAAACTTACTGGGGAATTGGCTGCTGGTAGTTATGATAATATCTTTGCCCAAATGCTTCGTGGCCCTTGGGCCGCTGGTGTGGTTATACCGGCTAGTACCACTATTGCTTCTAGTTCTGTTGATAGCTCTTTGAGTCGCGCCACAGGCAGTTGGATTACTTCTGGTCTGCGTGTTGGGGACACGATTAACATTAGCGGCTTTACTGCTCCGGCTACTGCAAATAACCAACGTGCTACGATTGTCTCTGTCACAGCCTTGAAGGTTGTCATTGACAAACCCCTTATCACGAAGGCAGCAGGAGATAGTGTTACAATTACCGTTGCTGGTAATAAACTGGTTGTCCCCATCGCTGTAGCAGATCGCACAAACAAATCTTTCACGATTGAAGAAGGCCACACTGATACCGGCGACTACTTTATTGCTACAGGTGTGAAGTTCTCCGCAGCTTCTGTAAAGATCGACCCTGACAATATGGTTAGTGTTGATTTCACTATGATGGGCAAGGATCAGACGGCTTCTGGTACTCAGTATTTTACTACCCCTACTGCACCTACTACAACTAGCTCTTTGTCCTCAAATGCTGGCGGTTTGTTTGTTGGTGGGGTGCAAGTGGGTGTTATCACTACTTACAACTTTGATATTGATGGTGGTATGGAAGCTGGCAAGACAGTGTTCAATCAGTTGCCTGATGGTACTCGTCCTGCTGCAAACATCTTCATTGGGCGTATTGGTGTGAAGGGTTCTTTCTCCACTTACTTCACTAATCGTGATCTCTTTACAAAGGCTTACAACGAAAACGCAGTTACTATCGTATTCCGTGCAGATGGAGACAATGGTGATGGTATGGCATTCAAGATGCCTAAAGTTAAGCTCACGATTCCTCAGCGCACAGACAGTGAGAAGGGTGGCATTACACAAAGTATGGACTTCGTGGCGCTTCTCCCTGATGGAACTGACCTCTCGATGGAACGTAGCACCCTTGTGATTCAAAGCTACACAGCTTAAATAGTTTCTCGCCTGAGAACAGAGGCTCAGACGTATTCTGAGCCTCTTCTTTTAAATACCCATATAAGGAAAATAACATGGACTTCAAGAAAACATTGGACACCAAGTCTGCCGTAGAACGTGGCTTCACTTACACGGTACTGGATTTTGATGATGTTGAAACAGATGCAAAGATTAGCGTTATCGGTGTTGGTAGTCGTGCATTCACTCTGGCCTATCAGCCATTGGAAACAGCGATGACGAAAGCCAAAGCACGTGGTAAGGAACTTGACCCAGAGGTTTATGAAGACTTGTGGTGTACGGTTCTTGCCAAATGCACTACGGGTTGGGAAAACGTAGAGGACGATGGCAAGCCTCTGGCCTTTTCTGTTGAGAATGCCAAGCAACTCTATCTCAACTACCCGCCTGCTGCAAAGCAGGTTGGTGACGCAATCATGAACGTCAAGGCCATGTTGCAGGGAAACTAACAGGGCTGTCTGAATATGCAGAGGGGGTGTTTAATATGCTCATCCCCTATGATGGACAGCCCTTGTGCCAGTTAGCTCAATTACAGTTAGTTGAGAAAGGCACAGGAGTGCGGCCAGTCGAGTTAGAAGAATACTACAATTTGGAATGTCCTGAAGATTATCTTTGTTATTGGCAAGACTTCTTGCAATTAAATAAACAAAGGACATTCACGGAATCTGGCCCATGTGCTCTGAGTTTTTTAGACTTAGAGGCATGGGCCTCTCTTTTTGGTATATCTCCTACACCTCACCATCTGGAAGTGCTTTTGTTGCTCGATAGCATATGGACAAGGGTTTATAGAGAACACGTAAAATAAAGGTGTAATATGGACTTCAAGAAAACACTCACTGTTGAAGTTAATCAAACTGGTGTAACAAGTACGGCTAATGCGCTAGGTAAGCTGGCACAGAATGCCGCATCCTTGGACAAACCTATTGTACAAGCAAAGCAAGCCTTGAATTCGTTGTCTAAAGTGTCTATGGACTCTACGACAACAAGCTTGAAGAATGTTTCTTCTGAAGTCATCACGTTTCAAAGAAATGTGAAAGGGTTGGGAGAGCTTGCTACAGGGATGAAAGGCGTGTCTGGTAGCTTTACCAGTATATCTACAGCCGCTGAGAGGATGGTAAATAGTACATCTGGATTGGACGCTTTCAATACAAAACTCCAAGCTATTAGAGACACCCTCCAATCCATGCAAGGGCTCTCAGGAACGCTCACAGGCATCTCAAAGGTGCCTTCTGGTGTAACCGTAAGGGGCGGGGGTGGAGGAGGCTCTACAGCCGATCCTGACAAGGCTATGGCCACCGCACAGAAGAGATTTGTTGGCGATGTGACACGGCAGTACATGGTTAAAACACAAGGCCCTGCTGCATATCTAGAGCAGAAGGCCGCAATGTTGGGGGTAACAAAAGAGACTGGGCCTATGATAGCGGCCTTGCGTGCTACTGAAAAGCAGATGCAAGGTGTTGGTGGAATGTCTAGGCAAACAGCAGCAGCCTTGCGTATGGTTCCTGCACAGTTTACAGATATTGCAACACAGTTGGCAGGAGGACAGAACCCCCTGCTGATTATGCTTCAACAGGGTGGTCAATTGCGGGATATGTTTGGTGGCTTTGGAAATATGTTTAAGAACGTGGGCGGAATGGTTGCTCGGTTTGCGACATCTTTTGTTGGTATGGCTTCGATGGTCGCTGCTGCGGCGGGAGCTATAGGTTATGCCTTCCTGAAAGGGAGAGGAGAAGCTGAAGATTTTGGAAAAACATTAGCACTCACAGGCAACTATGCCGGGATGACAAGGAATTCCTTCTTAGACATGCAGAGTGCATTGTCCGCTTCAGCAGGCAATTCGTCTAAGGCAGCAGAAGCTATGACAGCCCTTGCTTCTACCGGGAAGCTCACATCCGATGTTATTTCCGATGTTACCGGCTCAATGGCTAAGTACTCCAAGGCAACAGGTGCCGACATCGACAAACTTGCTGCACACAATGCCTCTCTTGCCAAAGATCCTGTTCAGGGAATCCTTAGATTAAACGAAGGGACAAACTTCTTAACTGTTTCTACCTACGAGCAGATTGTCGCCCTAGAGAAGCAAGGAAAGACACTTGAGGCTACCAGAGTAGCCGCCCTCGCATTAGCGGAGGGGCAAGAACAAACTGCAAAGCTTGTAGTAATGAATGCCGGGTACATGGAGAAGGCTTATACTGGTGTTAAAAACTCCTTATCTGATATATGGGACCTGCTGAAATCTATTGGTAGGGAGAAGTCTCCTGTAATGGCGGCACAGGACATGGAGGGCACTCTTGCCTTCTACAAGAAAAAGTATGAGCTTGGAAGGCTGAATGCTTCTGGTATTCAGAAGATGAATGAGTTAGAAAAAGAGTCAGCAGAGAAGTCTGGTGTAACCTCTGCTGGTATGGGCAGGGCGGATTTCTTTGCGAAACAAAATGCCCAACGGCAGTTGGCGCTGCAGGCTGACGTTAAATTAGACCAGATAGCAGGAAGTTATCTCTCCAAGCAGGAGAAGATGAAAAAGAATCTGAACGAGTTACATTCTTGGTGGAACGCCCTTCCGGAAACGAGTGAGAAGAAAACAACCGCTTGGTTAAAAGACAAAGAAGCGAAGATCAGAAAAGAAGGGGAGGAAAAAGGCGGCGGCTTTAAGTCTTCTGATAATCGTCTAGCTACTCTCCAAGCTGAACAACAGGCACTGCAACAAGAGATTGAAGGATTACAAAATCAAGGTTCCGCATACGAGAAAGTAACAGAGCATGCCAAGAGACTTCTTGCTGTTAAAAATCTTCTTGCTGCAGGGGGAGGCAAGCCAGAGCAAATGTCAGCTTTGAAAAAGGAGGAAACTGCTCTCACTACTATCGTGCAACTAGAAGACAGAAAAGCCAAACTTATTGATGAAAGTAAACAGCTAAAAGACCAACAAGATCTTGCTGCAAGTATTGAGGTTACATCTGTGGCTATTCAAGACCAGATTGAATACCTTAAAGAATCTGGTGCTGTCTCTGATACACGTACAAAGATCGAGAAGGATCTAGCGAAAGCAAAAGCCGATGCTAGCAACGAAGCTCTTTCTATCACAGTGCGTAATATGGCAGCTATGAACACTATCTCTTTGGAGAGAGTGAACAGTGAAGATCAGTATGCTAAG